CTGTTGCGGTCTTTAATCATGTCCCGATACGCATCTACCCCGAATCGGTAAACAATCATCTCTCTTAGCTCACGCTCTTGCTGCTCAATTTTCTTGCGACGCATCAGGTTCTCAATCGCTTCCTGCTCAACCGAAGACCTAGCAAACATCTTCTTAAAGAGAGGTGGATCAGCAGCTTCTTCGTCAGCCGCTTTTACGTCAGCAATCGCACCGAACCACGTTCCCAGTTGCCCGCCCATGTCCTCCAGCTCACGGCCTACCTCGATGCCTTTTTTAAGGACATTGTATGCCGAGGTGGCAATCGCCATGGCCGAGACAGGATCGAGCATGGTTACTCACCATTGCCGTTGATCTTGTTCCACCCACCGAGCATAAGCAGGCCGAGAACGAAAATAGTCCCTGCCCTAGCAATGGTCTGCCAGATAGTTTTTTTAATGCCGCGCCAGTCGGTAATCAGTGAGCGAAGGTCACGAACATCCGTCCCAGCGTCATCATCGTGCAGCCCGACCTCTTTCAAAGCCGACTTCATTTCCTCGCGGACGATTTGACGTAAAGCTATTTCGTCGATATTCATCACTGCTCCTTACGGCTTCACAGGCCAAACAATCGTAACAGGGAAGCCCGCCTGTTGTGGTAGATCACGAAGTGCTTGGCGGTAGGTGGCCCACTCGGTAGGAATAGCCTGACTAGACTCCAGCGCCTTCACCACCACCCAGTCGCATTCTGACAGCAAGCGGTCTCGTGTATCGCGGGCAGACTTGGCAAACTCTAAATCCTTCTGAGCTTTATAAGCTGCTTCCTGTTCTGCTGCTGTTGTCTCGCCGTCAGTGAACACAGGGCCAAGGATATATTTCGTATACCACTTGCCCTCGATCTGCTCTACGCCTGATCTTTGGCTGTACTGATACACCGTGCCACCACTAGCTTGCTGGCCTTCAAATACTGGATCAGCTCCAAGCGCCTCCAAGACTTCGGGCGTAGTGACACCCCATGATGGGCCGTTGTTATCCTTGGCCCACTGACGTAGCTCGCTTTCAAGCATAACTGCGCCATTGCTTCTGATTCTGTAACCCATGTTTACCTCTACGCGATAGCCAAGAAGATATATGTGCCGCCGTTAGCATTTAACCCAGCTGGTGCTGTGCTGCTTAGTTCAAATCCTGCGCTGTAGGTGTCCACATAGTCCGTCCCTGTGAACTGCCCACTATCGGTATTCACCAAGAAATATGGATCATTGCCCGCTACGATACCTTGCCCACTGTCGTACAAATGCCAATTACCAGTAGTGTCGGTACGCTTGATGAGTACAAACCTTGCGCCAGTTGTAAAGCCGCAGTTGATCTGGTTTGTTGTGCCTGTGCCGGTGTAGCTGCCGACTTTGCTCACGCCTGCTACGGTGGCGAAAAGGTAGGCGACGTATGTGCCCGCCGATGCGTTTACGGGCGTTCCTGTGCCCACACTGAACACACTGCTGGTTGGCGTGGTGTTGTTCCACGCTGTTGACGAAGTGGTCGGCGTAGCCGTGCTGTTCAGCACCTGATACTTGGTGTTGCCCGTGGTAGCGTCATACACCCACCAATCGGCAGCAGTGTTGCGCCTCTTCACAATCATCATCTCAGGCACTACGCCCAAGTTGTGGCTGAATGTTGTGGCAGAACCCGTCCCCGTATAGCAAACCACATCCATGAAGCCGGGGGCGCGACGGAATCCCCAGAGCGCGTAGCTGCCACTTATGCCTGAAGTCTTGAACCCGTCCTGAACGTCAAACGGCCTAGGCCCAGCAGTGCCATACAAGGCACCTTCGCTGTCAGTCGTGTTGGGATAAAGAACAGCGTTCCTCAACCTGTCACTAAGCAGCCATTCCTGTGTGCCGTTGAACTTGGCAATCGACATATCGGTGACGAACCCAGTCGTTACGGTCTGCCCTGACGTTAATGTGACAAGCCCTTTCGGATTAGCTATCTGCGTCCCGATAGTCGGCGCTTTCATCGGGCCACGGCGTATGGCGATGTAGATGTAGGTTGCTGATCCACCTAAACCACTAATTGAAAATCCAGTAGCGGTAGGAGAAAGCGTTTGGAAGTTTCCCTCTGCGCTAGAGCTATTTGGATAAAGAACAGGCCCAGCGGTTCCAACTGGGGTTCCCCTCATGTTGTCTTTAAGGAGCCAATTCTCTGCGGCGCTGCTATTTTTCACCATTGCCCACTGCGGCTCATATCCAAGAGTAACTGTGGCATTACCACTACCGTCAGTCGTAAACGAGCCACACGAAATCACATTGTCTGTACCATTCAGACCAAAGCCGCCAGCGTCATGGGCGAAGAGGTATGCTATGTAATTGTAACCATTTAGATTTGCGTCCGAGCCATTGCCAAGACTAAAATGAGTGCTAGTCGGGTCAGTATTATTCCAATAAGTAGCTGAATTTCCGAAAGATGAAGTGTCCGAAGTAGAGTTAAGCCGCAAAATTGTCTGATTACCTATCCCTCTATGATAGACAGTCCAATCCCCAGCAGTATTAACCCACTTAATTATTATGCAGCCCGGTACTGAACCCAAATTGTGGGCAATAGTCCTCGCTGTGGAATTCCCCGTATACGTCACAATATCAAAGAACTTCGCCTGCTCGCGGAATGTCCATGAAGCGTAGGTAGCAGCGTTGGTGTTTAGTTTTGCAAGTGCGCCAATGCTAAAGCCTGTCCCGCTGAATGCGGTCAATCCAGTAGCTTGCGTGGTTTCTGCGGCTGTGCTGTTGCTTACAAGGTCTTTTGTAGCCCCGCGAACAGTGTCGTACAAGGCATGGTTTGTTGCGCCTGATCGGCCCTTCATCCAAACTAATCCACCCTTCGTAGACAGATCAATCCCGTTGGTTATGGTCTGCGTAGAACCGTTGCCGGTGTAGAGGTAGGTGGAGAACACATCCTCGATGTAATTAACCGCAGCAGAGCTAGAGAACTCTCCGAACCCTTGAGCAGATGCAGCGCCCTTAGTCTCAAGCAACGGCATTATGCAAACCTCGTCAGCGAAGCCAACACAGTAAATGCTGCGGAACCTGTCTTGATGATCGTATAAACGTAAGCGTCAATACCGGAAGCATTGCCCGCAGTCGGAGCAGTGCCGCCCTGCCACTTGGGAGTTACGCTAGAGCCATCCACCTGAACTGCGCTGTTGTAGTAAGCCGTAGCGCCTTGAGTGACTAGGAAAGCCGCAGTAACCGACTGGCCTGTAGTCATTGCCGTGTCCAGACTGGTTCCGCTAGATGCCCTAAAGTTAACAGTCCAGTTGGCTGATGCGTTGCTGGTGTAGTACAGGACTGACTGCGTAGTGATGTCGTAGTTGATTGTGCCAGTAGCCGCAGTTGCCGAAACAGTAGCGACTTCAGCGGCATCAGAAAGCACAACACCAAACTTGGCAGATGTCCCCGAAAATGTCTGTGTGCCAGTCCACGTATTGTCGGCGCTAAGGGAGATGCCTGCTGCCGGGGTTGTTGACTGCCACGTTGTACCATTTGATGTCAGGACGTTGCCGCTGGTGCCGGGTGCTACAAACTGAACGGCAGAACCGCCGTTACCGAGGATCACGTTGTTGGCGGTGAGAGTCGTTGCTCCGGTACCTCCGTTGGCTACGGGGATATTAGGAATCGCCAGAACCACTGCAGCGGTAGCGCCTGCGCCGTCGGTGTACACCATAGCCTTGGTGCCGTTGGCGATGGTTACCGTGCTGCCGGAACCCTGAGAAATCGTAATCGACTGACCGCCAGTGGTGGCGTTCTCGATGATCCAGACCTTGCTGACCGTGTTGGGAGCCAGAGTCACCGTGCGCGTAGCAGACAGCGAGACAGCGGAGGTGAGCTTGAGGTACAGAGCCCGCACGCCGTCGGCGGTGCCGTCGGTCATGGTGAACGTCTCGTCCGCATTGGCGGCCAGCTGCTCGGTGCTGTAGCCAAACGCATCGGCAATCAGCTCAAGGTTGGTGTTGGTGCTCGTGCCCCAAGTGCCATCCTCGTCACCGGTAGTGATTTCTTTAAGGCGGAGATTGTTAACGTACGTCGCCATGTTTCAGCTCCTAAGCCGCTTTGTTCACGTCCACCCATGTGGGGGTTTGAGTGTCATTTATGTTAACCCAATTTGGGGTCTGGGCGTCGTTAATGGTCGTCCACCCTGCTATACGCACCGTTCCTACTGCACCAACACCCTGCACGCCTACGGGGATTACTAAATCACTTATCTTAAATGATACAGTACCAACAGCCCCGCTACAAAAAACTCCTGTAGGTATTACAGTCTTACCTATACCTGTGCTTACGTTGTCTACTGCCCCAGTGCCTTGCACCCCAGTAACTTGGACAAACGCGTCGTATACGAGAGCTACGTCCCCTATTGCACCTTGTCCACTTACCCCTACAGGAACAACGCTGGAGTTTATAGACAGCGTTGGAGTGCCGACCTCTCCGGTACCGGATACCCCTACTGGAACTATAGTTTTACCAAACGAAAGAACTACGTCCCCTACAGCGCCAGTACCAGAAACGCCAGTGACTTCAACCAAGAGCCCTGCACGAACAGTGACGTCACCAACTGCACCTTGTCCACTTACGCCGACGGGTGTAGCAGTGTTTACTACAGAAGCAGCACCAACCTCGCCAGTGCCTTGAACCCCTGTAGGGGTCAGCGCAATCAAAGGTAGCGGAGTAGATACTGCGCCAGTCCCAAAAACTCCTTGGACAGCAAACGTCACGTCAAACGTAACACTACCAACTGCACCAGTGCCTT